GCGAGGACATCAAGTTCTCGGCCCCGGCCGATGTCGGATCGAGCTACGCCGAGTTCATGCGCCAGCAGTTTCGCGCGGTGGCGGCCGCGATGGGCATCACCTACGAGATGCTCACCGGCGACCTCACTCAGGTGAACTACTCCAGCATTCGTGCGGGCCTGCTCGAATTTCGCCGTCGCTGCGAAGCGCTCCAGCATGGCGTGATCGTGCATCAGCTTTGTCGCCCCATCTGGCGCGCCTGGATGGATCAGGCGGTGATTGCCGGGGCGCTCACCCTTCCCGGTTACCGCAACCGCAGGCGGGCGTATCAGGCCGCCAAATGGATTCCGCAGGGCTGGCAGTGGGTCGATCCGCTGAAAGAGTTCAACGCCATGAAGCTCGCGATCCGGGCGGGCCTCACCAGCCGTTCGGAGGCGATCTCGGCCTACGGCTACGACGCCGAGGACGTCGACCGGGAGATTGCAGCCGATAACGCCCGCGCCGATGCACTGGGTCTCGTATTCGATTCCGATCCACGGCATGACCAGGCACCGGCGGTCATGCCGACCCCAACCGAACAACCCACGGAGTAATTCATGCTGGCCCATCTTGCCGCCAGACTCTTCGGAACGCCGCTGCTCATCCATCGCGTCAAGCTGGACGTGATCCTGGCCGTGCTTGGCGACAGGCTGAACATCCAGCCGCCTGCTGCTGACCTTGCTGCTGACCTGGCGTTGCCGGGATCGCGCAACACGCCTTCTTCCGGTGCGCCGGGCATTGCCGTCATTCCCGTACATGGCACCCTGGTCAAGCGGAAGATCGGCCTCGATGCCGCATCTGGCCTCACCAGTTACACCGAGATCGCCGCCATGCTGGACGCGGCGCTGGCTGACCCGCTGGTCGCCGGCATCCTGCTCGACGTCGATTCACCGGGGGGCGAGACCGGCGGCGTGTTCGAACTCGCGCGGGCCGTGCGGGCGGCGACGAAGGTCAAGCCGGTGTGGGCGGTGGCCAACGATGCCGCCTTCTCGGCCGCCTACGCCATCGCCAGCAGCGCTTCCCGCCTCATCGTGACGGAAACCGGCGGGGTCGGCTCCATCGGCGTCATCGCCCTGCACGTCGATCAATCGGTCAAGGACGCCAAGGACGGCTACCGATACACCGCGATCACGGCGGGGGCAAAGAAGAATGACTTCTCGCCGCACGAGCCGCTCACATCTGAAGCCAGGGCCGATCTGCAAGCTGAGGTGGATCGCCTCTATGACCTGTTCGTCGACCACGTCGCGGCGATGCGCGGACTCGATGCCGCCGCCGTGCGGGCGACGGAGGCTGGACTCTTCTTCGGCGACAAAGCGGTCGCGGCGCATCTTGCCGATGCCGTCATGAGTCTCGACGCGGCGCTCGCTTCCTTCGCCGCCACGCTCAACCCGCAGGGCCGTTCGCGCAGTCCGGCCCGGGCGCAATCTCAGGTCGGCTGCGCATCCTTGTTGGAGGAACCCGCAATGCAAAACGAAGCACCTCAGGAAATGATCGATGCGGACGAGGCGTCTGCTCAGTTGGCAGATCAGTTGGCATCCCTGACCGCCGAGGCGCGCCGCGAAGTCGCGCAGTCGGCCCAGGCCATCGCCGAGATGTGCCTGATCGCCGGCCAGCCGACACTGGCCGCCGACTTCATCGCGCAGGGCAAGACCGAGGCGGAAGTGCGCCGTCTGCTCCTCGAGATGAAGGCGGCAAGCCAATCGCCGGAGATCGTCTCCACACTCGACCCGGACAAGGCGGCCGCCGTCTCGTCCGCCGCCTCCACCGCGCCCGGCAATCCGCTGATCGCGGCAGTCAAACATCTCATCGGAAAGGAGTAAGCCATGCCCGTCATCACCGAACAAAACTACGTCTCCGACCTCGTCAAGTATGAGGTGGCGAATCTCGACTACTCGCGCAATACGGAGACCATCGCCGCCGGCCAGAACCTGGGGCTGGGCACCGTGCTCGGCCGCAAAACCGCCGACGGCAAGCTCTACGCGCTGGCACCTGCGGCTTCGGACGGCACGCAAAACGCCCATGGCGTGCTGATCCAGGACGTCGATGCGACCCTGATCGACAGAACCGGCCTCGTGGTCGCGCGCCACGCCGTGCTGGCCGATAGCAAAGTGGTCTGGCCGGCCGGGATTACCGTCCCACAGAAGGCCGCCGCCGTCGCGCAGCTGGAGGCCAAGGGCATCCTGATCCGCAGCGCCGCCTGACGCATCCGCCAATCCATCCACGAGCCGCCCGCGAGGCGGTTTTTTTACGTCCGGAGAACCGATATGCAAAACCCTTTCGACAATCCCGCCTTCTCGATGGCGAGCCTCACCACCGCCATCAACCTCATCCCCAACCGCTACGGGCGGATCGAGCAGCTGGGCCTGTTCACCCCGCGCCCGGTCATCCAGCGCAACATCGTGGTCGAGGAAATGCACGGCGTGCTGAACCTCTTGCCTACGCGCGCCCCGGGTTCGCCGGGAACGGTCGGCACGCAAGGCAAGCGCAAAGTTCGCTCCTTCGTTGTGCCTCACATCCCCCACGACGACGTCGTGCTGCCCGAGGAAGTGCAGGGCATCCGCGCCTTCGGTTCGGAGAACCAGCCGGAGGCCATCGCTGGCGTCATGGCGAGGAAGCTCGACACGATGCGCAACAAGCACGCCATCACCCTCGAACACCTGCGCATGGGGGCCTTGAAGGGGCAGATCCTCGATGCCGACGGCAGCGTGATCTACGACCTGTGGAACGAGTTCGGCGTGACGCAGACCACGGTCAACTTCCAGCTCGCCAACGCCTCGACCAAGGTCAAGAACAAGTGCAACGAGGTGCTGCGCGCCATCGAGCTCAAGCTGTCGGGCGAAGTGGCCACCGGCGTGCGTGCGCTGTGCTCGCCCGCCTTCTTCGATGCGCTGACCAGCCACGACAACGTGGAGAAGGCCTTCACTTTCTACCAGCAGGGGGCCGCACTGGTGAACGACACCCGCAACGGCTTCCGCTTCGGCGGCATCGTCTTCGAGGAATACGTGGGCTTTGCCACCGACGCGGCGGGCCAGGTGCGCAAGTTCATCCCCGACGGCGAGGCCATCGCCTTCCCCGAAGGCACGCTGGACACCTTCGCCACCTACTACGCGCCCGCCGACTTCAACGAGACGGTCAATACCCTGGGGCAGCCGCTCTACGCCAAGCAGGAACCGAGGAAGTTTGACCGGGGCACGGATCTGCATACCCAGTCAAACCCCTTGCCGATGTGCCACCGGCCCGGCGTGCTGGTGCGGCTGACGGCGGCGTGATGGGGATGGACGTCGCCGACCTTTACGACGCCGCCGCACGCGCCGGGCTTCTCACGCATGTGCGTGTCGGCCCGGTTTCCGTGCGCGTCGCGTTTCGCGCGCCGGATGAGACTGTGCTGGACGGGCTCACGCTCTCGCGCGACTACGAGATCGAGTACCCGACTGGCCGTCTCACTCTTGCCGCCGGCGACACTGTAAAGGTCGGCGGCGAGAGCTTCCGTGTGCGCGAGGTGCGGCAGGTGCGGGACGGCTCGGAAACCGTGGCCAAGCTGGCGAAGTTGTGAGCCGATCAGGGGCCGATCTTGATCCAGCGGTTCCAAAGCATGCGACTGATGGTGGCATTCACGGCCTGACGGTCGAAGCGCTCCGGATCGAAATCCAGTCCGGCCCACTCCTGGAAGGCCTTGGTTTCGTCGCCGTAGGGGTCGTCCTCAAGCTGATCGAGAAACGTCTGGTAGCCGCCTGAACCACCCGCATCGTCGGGCGGACAGGCGCGCTCGCCCGCCTCGACCCAGGCAAAGCCGCCGTCACTCGGACTCGGCTTGACGTCCTTGATCGTCTCGACCGTGATGCGGTGTATCCAGCTATCGCCGAAGTCGTACAAGTAGTCGCAGGTATCGCCCTCGGCCAGCAGTTGGTTGAGGCGGAACTTCTTCTCGTCGAGCACTTCCCATCCGGGGTCGGTGAACTCGGGATCCGGAACACCGTAATGCTTGCCCCGAATCTCGAACTTGTGCAGGTGGGAATCCGACCAGCCCATGGCGGCCTGAAGGATGTGGTGCAGGGCATCGAGCCGCGTGCGGCCATCGAGGTGGATGCGGCGCCAGATGGACGGCTGGATACCCATGAGTTCGACGCGCAGGACGTAGTGGTCGGGCGTTGACTGACTGCTGCGGTGTTTCTTGGTTTTGGTTTGCGTTGCCAAACGGCATCTCCATTTTTCGATTTCATTGTATCGGAGTCCCTATGCCCCAATCCAGGCGCGAGCAGATCGTTCGCGAGATCCTCGCGCGCATCGCAGCGGCGGTATCGCCCATCGTCGTGCTGCGACAGCCCGTCATCGCCATCCCGCGCGAGAGGACGCCGGCCGTAGTGATCACGGTCGAGTCCGATGCCCCGGTCAGGCGCGCCAACGACCGCATGGAGCGCGAACTTGTCTTGCGAGTCACGGCGCTCGCCCGTGACCCGGACGATGGCCATACCGTGGCGGACGACCTCGTTTGCCGGGCGCACGCAGCACTCCTCGCCGACCCGACGTTGGCGGGGCTTTCGCTCGGCATTGCCGAGATGGATGCCGACTGGCAGGCGGATGACGCCGACGTCGAGGCTGTCGCCATTCCCGTCATCTACCGCATCACCTACCGCACCCTCGTTTCCGACATCACCCAAGGAGGCTGATATGCCCAAGATCGAACTCAAGGTTACCCATACGCATGCCGGCGCGGTCTATGCCGCCGGTCACGTCCTGGAGGTGGACGAACACACCGCGCGCTGGCTCGTCGAGCGCGGCATCGGCACGCCTGTCGTCAAGACAAGCCCACCGGCACCGGAGGGCGCGACCGATGCGCAGCAAATGTCCGCCGCCCAAGCCAAGCCCCGCCATCGTTCCATGAAGGAGTAAACCATGTCCTACTACGCATCGTTTGGCTTCGGCCGCGCTACGCGCTTAACGCGGCCTGCGGCCGCATTAGCCTGCGCCGAAGCTCGCGGCGTCTCCTCGTACTCAACCGACTTCACTGAAAGGAATCCGAAATGAGTTATTACGCGAGCTTTCAAGGCCGGGTCTATCTCGGCGAGCGCGATTCCAACGGGAATCCGATCAACGTCCGTTCTCCCGGCAACGTCGCCGATCTGTCGCTCTCGCTCAAGACCGACGTCATCGAGCACTACGAGAGCCAGACCGGCCAGCGCGCCGTCGACCTACGCCTGGTCAAGCAGAAGTCGGCGACCGTCGCGCTGACCATCGAGGAATTCACCAAGGAAAACCTCTCTCTCGCCCTCTATGGCAGTCATGTCGCCGGCGCTAGCGGCAGCGTGACGAACGAGGTCGTGGGAGGTGCGTCGCCGGTGATCGGCGACCGCTACTTCCTCGCCCATCCCAAGGTATCGGCGGTCACTGTCGTCGATTCCGCCGGCACGCCCGCCACCCTGACGGCAGGCACGCACTACACGCTCGACGCCGACTTCGGCGCGATCCAGTTCATCAGCATCACCGGACTGACCGCCCCGTTCAAGGCGAGCTACACCTACGGTGCAACCACCGAGATCGGCATCTTCACGCAGCCCTTGCCAGAGCGCTTCCTGCGGCTCGAAGGCGTCAATACGGCCGCTGGCAACGCCAAGGTGCTGATCGAGCTCTACCGCGTCGCCTTCGACCCGCTGAAGAAGTTCGACATCATCTCGAACGACCTCAACAAGTTCGAGCTCGAAGGCTCGTTGCTGGCGGATTCGACGAAGCCCTACGACGCGGTGCTGGGTCAGTTCGGCCGCATCGTCCAGCTCGGGTGACCGCCATGACCGCGAACCTCTTCGCGGCCCTGCCGCCGGCGCCTGAACCTCTGGTCATCGGCGGCGAGACGCTCGACATCACGCCGCTCAAGGTGGGCGAACTGCCGGTCTTTGCCCGCGCCGTCCGTCCCATCGCCGGCAAGCTCGGCCCCGATCCCGACTGGCTGCGCCTGCTGTCCGAGGACGGCGAGTCGGTGATCCAGGCGCTGGCCATCGCCTGCCGTCGTCCGCCGGAATGGGTGTCGGGACTGGCCCTGGACGATGCGATCCGGCTGGCCGAGGCGGTATTCGGGGCGAACGCGGATTTTTTTATCCGCCGCGTGATGCCGGAGATCATGCGAGTCAGCCAGCGGATCGGAACGGCGCTCCCTGGAGCGATGCCATCACCCGGCTCATCCGATCCGGCCATCGCTACCCCGACATCCTGAACTACACGCTCGCGCAGCTGCGGGCGTTTCTCGCGGCCATCGACCGTGACGAACGCGACGAACTGGCCACGCAGTTTGTCCTGCTGGTCACCGCGCAGCGCGGCGGCAGCAACGAGATCAAATCCCTCGTGCGAGAACTGAGGTCATGAAGCTCTCGCTCGTCACCTCGGGGCTGCTCGATCCGAAGCGGCTCGACAGCTGGGCGCCTGAGAAACGGCGGGCGATCCGCAAGGCCGTGGAAGCCGGCATGAAAACCGTCGGCCCGGAGATCGCCCAGGCGGCCCGGTCCAGGATGCAGTCGGTCTTCAAGGTGAGGAAAGCTGGATTCTTGAAGTCGATGCGCCACAAGCTCTACGCCGGCAACCCGCAGAGGTTTCCGGCGCTCTTGATCGGTTCGCGCATTCCTTGGCTGGGCATCCACGTTCGGGGCGGCGTCATCGGCGGGCGAATGCTGATTCCGCTCCTGCCAGAACACCAGCGCATCGGGCGCAAGGCGTTTCGTCGCGTCATCGACGGTCTGATGCGCGCCGGCAATGCCTTCTTCCTCGAAAGGAACGGCAAGGCGATCCTGATGGCCGAGAACATCAAGGAGAACCAGCGCGAATTGCGCCGTTTCAAGCGTGCCGAACGGGAGCGCACTGGCGCGAAATCGATCAAGCGTGGTCAGGAGATTCCCATCGCCGTGCTGGTGCAAAGCGTCAGCTTGCGTGGCCGTCTCGATCTTCCTGGGATAGTGCGCTCGCAAATGCCCAAGCTCTCCACCGCCATCCTGCAACAACTCAACGCAAAAGGTCTGTAACCCGTGGCTTCCGACCGCGCCCAAATCCTCATCACCGCCATCGACCAGACCAAGTCGGCGCTCGCCTCGGTCAAGGGTAATCTCGAGAGCCTGTCGGTGGCGGCCAGCAAGGTCAATGGCGTGCTGGCCGGCTTGGGTGCGGCCTTGTCGCTCGGCGCTGTGGTCGCTGCCGGCAAAGCCGCCCTCGATACCGCCGACAATCTCTCCAAGCTCTCGCAGAAGACCGGCATTTCCGTCGAGTCGCTGTCGCTGCTGAAACCCATCGCCGAGCAGTCCGGCACTTCGCTGGAAGGGCTGGCAAACGGAATCAAGAAACTCTCGACCGCGATGATCGAGGCGGCGGGCGGATCATCGGCGCAGGTCGAGGCCTTCGGTCGCCTGGGCGTCTCGGTCAAGGATGCCGCCGGTCAGCTGCGCCCGACCGAGGAGGTGCTGCTCGACCTGGCCGATGCCTTTGCCGCGATGCCCGATGGGGCCGAGAAATCGGCGCTGGCCGTCAAGCTCTTCGGCAAGAGCGGCGTCGAGCTGATCCCGTTCCTCAACCAGGGGCGGGCCGGCATCGAAGCTTTGAAGCAAAAGTTCAAGGAACTGGGCCTCGAGATCAGTGGTGATACCGCGAAGGCCGCCGAGAAGTTCAACGACACGCTCGACACGGTGAGGCATGCCCTCTCCGGCATCGCCATGAAGGTGGCCGAAGCCGCGCTGCCTGCCTTGCAGAAACTGGCAGACGGTCTGGTGGCAGTGGCCAGCCACGGCGAGGAGTTCATGTCCGTGCTGCGGATACTCGGCGAGCTCGTCGTCGCGGTGCTGGCCGTCAAGGGCGTCGCGGCAGTGGCTGCGTTGGGAAGCGCCCTGGCAGCACTGAAGACCGCCTTCATGCGTTTCCTGCCGGTGCTCGCCGCTGTTGCCGTCTGGGAGATGGGGCGCGGCATCGTCAAGATGGTGCAGGACATCCGCGAAACCAGTCGGGCCATCGATGATCTGAACCGGCAACGCCAGCAGTTGCAGCAGCTGACGGCGGCGATGGAGGAACTGGCCAACACCGGCACGCTCTCCGTCAAGACCCAGATGATGCTGGCGACCCAGGCCGCCGAACGACTCAAGACCGCGCTGCCCGGCACGGCAGATGCGCTGCGCGCCATCCAGGGTGCAGCTGCTCAAGCCGGCGAAGCGATCCGGCAGGCGCTCGATGCCGAGACGAAGAAAGCTGCCGAGACCGTCAAGCAACTCTCGGCCAGCTATAAACAGGTCGCCGCCGACATCAAGGCGATCTGGGATGCGCGCGTTGCCGAGATCGAGTCGAACTACAAGCGGCAGGAAGCTGCTGCGCAGAATGCGGCACGCTCCGAGGCGGCCGCCATCCGCGACTCGGCCCAAGCACTCCTCTCTGCCGAACGCGAAAAGCTCGCGGCAGTGGAAGCCGGGGCGCGGCAGATGGAGTCGGCCTGGAAGGCAACCTACGGTCAGGCCGTGGCGCTCGCCCGCGCTGCCGGTCAGGACGTGCAGGCCATCGAGCGGCAGGCCGTCGAGGCGCGCATCGCCCTCTACGCGCAACTGGAGTCGGCCTACCGCGCCACCGTCGACCGGCTGATTGCGGAGGAGCAGCGCCATCTGCAGGCGGCCAAGGCGGCCGACGAAGCCCGGCTCAACCTGCGCCTCTCGGTCGAGGACCGCATCCGCGAGTTGTCTCGCAAGGGGATGGACGAGTACGCGGCCTATCAGGATCGGCTGCGTCAGATCGACGAGAAGCAGGCGCAGGCCCGTGCGGCGCTCGCCGCCGGCAACTTCGATGCGGCCCGCAAGCTCGCCGAGGAAGCCATCGCACTGGCCGAGCGTACCGCCTCGGCGGTGACCCGCCAGGTCGAGCAGAACGGCAAGACGGTGACGCAGACCGTGGTGTCGGAGGGGCAGGCGGCGGCCACCGCCATCGGCGAGATCAAGGAGGCCGCCGGCATTGCCGATGCAGCCCTGAAGGGCTTGGGCGACGCGCACAAGCAGGCCGCCAGCGCAGCTGGCCAGGGCGCCGATGAAGCCAAGCGGGCACTCGCCTCGGTTTCCGACGAGTTGAGCAAACTGAGGGACAAGCTGCTCGCGCAGGACAAACTCAAGCTCGATGTCGACATCGAGGCCGCGAAAGCCGCCATCGAGAAGCTCAAGGCGCTGACCGAGGCGCAGCAGCTGGTCGCCAGGATTCAGGTCGACACCAAGGCGGCGCAAGTCTCCCTGGACAAGCTCAAGGCCGACGCGGACAACCTGCAACTGCTCGCCAAGGTCGAGGCCGACACCAGCCAGGTCATGGCCGACATCGACCGGCTCAAGGGCCTGCTTTCCGGCGCCAACGTCGAAATCCCGGCGCTGGTGTCCTTCGATCAGCCCCGGCAGCAGCTGGCGTCGTTCGCCCTGGATGCCAAGACCGTGCTGTCGGCACCGACCTCGGCCACGCACACCGTGCAGCCCGACCTGAATCAGTACCGGGCGGCGGTGTCGGAACTGCTGCGGCCGACCTCCAGCACACACACGATCTACGTCACCAAGGTCTCCACCAATGCCCAGGGCGGGCTGATCCAGAAGCTGGCGAAAGGTGGGCAGGCAATATCCACGGTTGCCGATGGATTCCGGCGAATGTCGGGACGCATCTTCGGCCCGGGTACCGAGACCTCGGATTCGGTGCCGGCGCTGCTCTCCCACGGCGAGTTCGTCATCCGGGCGGCCAGCGTGCGCAAGTTCGGCGAAGCCTTCTTCGCCTCGCTCAACGCGGGTTTCCTGCCCGCCCTGCCACGCTTCGCTGCTGGCGGGGTCGTGGGCAACGCGGTGAGCCAGATGGCGATGATGGCGGCGGACGACAGCTCGCCGGCCCGCGACGTGGTCGACCTGCGCTTCCATGTTGGCGGCAAGTCGCACACGGTGCAGTCCTCGCGCGAGACGGCGATGCGACTGGCGCAGGCGCTGCGCGAACTGTCGAGGGGGGCGTGATGAGTGAACCGGAGGTTACGCCGCCACCGAGTGGGCCGGTCAAGGCAAACCTCAAGCAGGGAGTGCCCATCGAATTCTTCGCCTGCACATGGCAGAGCGCGCAGGACGAGGTGCGTCAGCAACGTGGCTGCGACTGGTGGATCTACGACTGGCAGAACGTCGACTTCTACTGGCTGTTCGGCAGCAGCTATTGGTGGATGCAGCCGAAGCCGGATCACAGCCCGCTGGCGCGTCGCTACTACGATCGGGTCGTCAACGATCTCAATAACGCCACGAGTCAGGCGTACAGCCAGTGCGAGAGTCGCCACTACGCCTCGCAGTCGGAGCCGGAACCCGGCCTGCGTCTCACCGTTTCCAGCCGCCTCGACCGGGGTGGAGTGACGCGCGGCAGCACCACCGAGTCCAGCGGCATCGGGGCCCGGCTGTCCGTACCATTCGCGGGCGGATCGACACCGCCGCCGCCCACGCCCTGTCCGATGCTGCGGCGCGAGCTCTTCACCAATCCGGTCGACTTCAACTACGTGCTGCACGGGCCGGGGAGCGGCAACTTCCGCTGGGAGTGGCGCGATCAGCAGAACGTGACGTCTGACCCGTATTTCGGGCTCTATGGTCGCCGAATGAGATTCTCCGGCGGCGTCCCGCAGTTTCTCGGATTCGTGCATCTGGTCATCGACAGGCTAGTCGACCTGTGGGTGCGCTTCGAGTCTCGACCGATTCCGGCTGCCGTCGCGGATCGTGTTGATCCGGATCAGCCGCTCTCTTACCAGGTCAGTACTGGAGGCGGCTATTTCGGCATTGCCGCCGTGCGTGAAGTGATTCATCTGGAATCCGGGCATGTCTCTTATATGAGTGTGCATGGCCCGGATCATGCGCCAAGCCAGTTGCAGACCTACAGTGCGTGGCAGAACGGGTGGTCGAATATGTCGGCGGACGCCAACGGCATCATCCGGCACGGCAACGTGGATTTGTCCTATCCGATGGCCACGCTCGAACCTGTTCCTTCCGGCATGCCAGCTGACGGCACTTTCAGGATTCGCTACATCCTGCTGGCCTATGGCTACCAGACGGGGCAACGCTATGTATATGCGAGCGTACCCGGCGTGAGCGGCGTTGCGCAAATGTCATCCAAGCCGATCTCGTTCTCGCACATGCCGTCGCTGGTCAGCTATACCCCAGGAGAGACCCTCGGCCTCATCCCGCCGTTCGAATTGACCTATATGAGAGGTGTGGTGCTCAGCGGCATTGAATTCGATGCCGTGTTCGACATGAAGAACATCACCACCTTCCGCTTCGTGATCAAGGTGGGCAACACCTTCGATTTCGCCGTCGGACTGGTTGTGCAAGCCGCTGGATGGCAGGCGTGGGTGCGTCTGGAACCGGGCGAGACGAAATACCTGGCCGGCGGCGTGTCGATTTCCGGGATAACCAACTGGAATGCATACCTATTGCATCCGCAGTCGCCGTATCACGGCTGGCAGAACAACTGGGGCAGCGGCTACATCTCGATGCACAACGGCCAGTGTTCGATCTCGTTCAGCCTGTTCCTGACGGCACCGGACAACCCGGAAACGACCCCCGCGAACCTGCCGGCCCTGAAGGCTACGCGGCACTGGTACTGGGATCTGTCTAGCTGGGGCCCGCAGTACGAACCCAAGTGGGGCGCGATCAAGAAATACGCGCCTGACGGGCGCTACGACTACGAGTACGTCCTTCAGCAATACGTCGACCTGAATGCAGTGCCGATCAAGAGCATCAGCCGCTCGATCACCAAGCCCAGCCACCAGCCGCTGATCAACCCGGCGACCTACTTCGTTACCGGCAACCAGACCGTGCCCCACGACTGGATCAGCCCGTGGCACAAGCGTCCGTGGCCCGGTTACTCGGTGTGGGGAAGCCTCTTGCCGATCATGATCAACGGCGAACGCCTCACCTGGAACGGATCGCAAGAAGTCTGGGTGCCGGTGGAGGCGGTGTCGATCTCGCTCACCCGGACGATGATGCAGCAGGTGGCGGCAATGCTTGATGTGACCGAGTACGTGGTGATGGATGGCGATGACATTCGCTGGTTCGCGCCCGTCACCGAGTCGTTCTTGAGAGTTTCGTGGATCGACCGCTTCTACACGCGGGGCGGGGCGCTGATCGACGATGCGGCGATGCGATCCGCATTCCAGGCGGTGATAGACAACAACGCCGCCAGTTGGCCGAACTACCGGAACATCGTCATTCATCCGTCGGTGCGCTTCGGCAGTTTCCTCGATAACGGCAGCTTCGAGGTGGGTGACTACCTGCTTGGGCCGAACGGAGACATGGTCGAGGTGGGCAGCCTCGCCGCGCTCAGTTCGGTCAGCACGCGCTTTCTCTACTACATCAAGCCCCAGTTTCGGTAGCGGTATGTCGATCCACATGACTGATGCGGGAGACCAACGTGATCATCTTTGACGGCATCCAACTGCCCGCTGGCCTCGTCTGGTCTGATGAATGGACAGCCAGCCGTGTCGCGCAGAGCGTGCGCCGCACCCTCGACGGGTCGGTGGTGGTGTTCTACGGCCAGCTGCAGGCTGGGCTGCCGATCACATTGGAATCCGAACCCGACACCGGCTGGTTAACCCGCGCCCAGATCGAAGCGATTGCCATGCGCGCGGCGAGCCCCGGCGGCGTCTACAGCCTGACTCTGCGCGGTGAGTCGCGGCAGGTGATGTTCCGCCATCACGAGCCGCCGGCATTCGAAGCGCGTGGGCTGTGGCCATACGCCAATCCGCAAGCCGGCGATTTCTACCTCGCCACCCTGAAGCTCATGACCGTTTGAAAGGATACTATGCCCATTCTCGACAATGAAATCATCTGGCGGCCGGCCGCCATGATGTCCGATGTCGCGCCTGCCCAGAACGGCGGCCGGATGACATTCTCGCAACTGGTGTCCGGGGTGAAGAACAATCTCTTCCCGGACGTCTCGCAGTCCGAGCGTCTGGTCGGCAGCATCAAGTGGCGCAAGGCCTTCATCCACATCAACAGTGCGCAGGACACCGCACTTCTGAACGTGCGGCTCTTCCTGGATGCCCTGACGCCCGCCGCCGACTTCGTGGTGTTCCAGCTGGGCGCCCAGACCGATACGGAAAACCAGATCGCCGGCCGCCCCTACGGCATCGGTACCCTTCACGCGCCTGTCGTTGGCGGGGCGACCCAGTTGCAGGTGAACTGCGAACACAATGCAGAGTATGCCGCCCTGCAACCCTTCCGCGTCGGCGACCGGCTGCGCGTCTCGGATCGCCCGAGCACGGGCGGGGCCGGTAACGAGGAATGGGTGACGATCAGCGGTGTGAGCTACGGCACAGATTTCGCCACGGTGGATGTCGCGCCGGCGCTCGCCAACAGCTATGCCACGGCGAACACGCTGGTCTCCAGCGTGCTGGAACTGCCCAGCGTGGCGGCCAGCATCAGCGGGGTGTCAGTCGTGAGCGGATCGGGTAGCTTCGATTCCGCCACCGTCGGCAATCTCATCGCCCACAACCGGGGCGCGGTGCAGGAGAACTGGACGCTTACCTTCACGAGCGCCACCGCCTTCACGGCGTCGGGCAACACGGTCGGCGCCCTGGCGAGCCCCGGATCGGTCAGCGCCGACTATGCGCCGCTCAACCCGGCGACCGGCACGCCGTATTTCACGATCAAGGCCGTCGGCTGGAACGGCAGTTTCCAGGCCGGCAACACGATGAGTTTCACGAGCCGGCCGGCAGCCATTCCGGTCTGGTATCGCCGGCAAGTGCCCGCAGGCGCCCTCAGCCTGGCCAACGACTTCTGCTCGCTGGCCATCCACGGGGAGAGCGCATGATGGCCCGCATCGGTTTCAAGAAAACCTTCGCCCAGGGCACCTTTGACAAACTGGCCGTCGAGGCCTTGTTCGGCCACATCAAAAACACGCTTGTCGATGCCGGCTTTCAGGTCATCCTGGATACTGAGGATGCCATCGACGTGATGCCGATGGGCGCGGATCCTGCCGTGGCCAACGATGATGTGCCGCATTGGGCGATCTTCTATCAGGATGCGGGTTCGACCGCCTACCTTCGCGCGGCCCCGGTGTTCGGTGCGAACTATCTCGATGAGGATGCCTTCGCGAGCAACGAAGTCGAACTTATCAATCCGAATTGGATGGATGACCCAAACGCCGAAATCACCTTCTGGTTCGCCGCCGATGGCGCGGCGGGTTGGTGGTGGTTGCACGCCATCTCGCCCGACACGAACAGCAGCAACGGCCAGAACGTCATCTTCGGCTGTGCGGCGGTGACTTCGCGCCGCTATCCCGCCGATCAGTATCAGGGACTGTCGACTCGCTACGGGCTGCGCGATGCATGGGGGCAGTTTTATCCGGCCTATGCCCTAAAAGAAGACGGCACGCTGAGTCGCTGGCCATCGACAGGCACTTGGTCGCCCTTCGGCACTGGCTGGGTTTTTAACGGCCGTCGTCACCCCGGCTCACCCTTGCCCCGGATGGCGGTGCCGCAGTTTCCCAGCCGCGATGGCGATACTGCGGCCTGCATCTATGGCGAGTTCAACGAGATTCTGGTCATCACCGATGGCTACGCCCAGGAGGAAATGGTGCTTCCTGGCTGGGTGGCCATGACCGGCGATGGCCAGGAGGATCAGCCCTACGCCGTACCGGCCCCGCCTCAGTTTAACGATCCGGACGGCGAGCCGGACGGCGAGCCATGACCCTTGGCATCTCGCTGGCCCTCACCCTGGCGGGGATTTACGTCGACTCCGGGCCAGCCGTCCGCAAGCTTGCGCAGAGTCACCAGTTCCCCTACGGATTGCGGCTGGAACGTCGATGTCGCCATCCCTACGGCGACATGCGCCAACACCGGCGAAAGATGTCGACGCCCTGGGGCGACGTTCCTCAGGCGAAGGCTCGGCATGTTTCCCGCTACACCGATCTCGGCATCAGCCGGAAATCGATGCGCGCCGCGTATTGGCTGACCCAGGCAGTCGCAGCCAGACAGGTGCTCGGGTACGACGTGACCAACGTCGATCCGGTCGCCAAGCGGCTGACGGCGTCTTGGACCATCCTCAACGACGCCCGTCTGCAGGCGGTGGTGAGCAGCCCGGAACTCGTCTGGCACGACCAGCGGATTCGCATCGTCGCGGCGACCCTTTCCTGCGACGAGGAAAGCCCGGTCTGGATCGCGCGGGTCGAGATCGCGGCCATCACCGATTTCGCCGCCATCGGCATCGGCGACACGATCAGCCTTGTCCTGGGGCTGGAAACCTTCGTGCTGGTGGTCGATGGCAAGACGCTGTCACGCACATCGGTCGCCGAACAGCGGATGGAACTGACGGCCGTCTCGCCCGTGGCGCTGCTCGATGCGCCTTTCGCCGGCACGATCCGCACCTACGAGGCCGAGCCGGTTTCCGCGCGTGCGGCGGTGGAATTCCTGATCGGCTCGGTCGACTGGCAACTGCCTGACTGGATCATTCCGGCAGGCCGGCTGATGCTGGAAGGGGCAGCGCCGCTGGCGGCCGCCCGCAACATCGTCGCGGCCATCGGCGGCATCGTCGAGAGCAACCCGGATGGCACGGTGGTCTGCCGCCGTCGGCATCCGGTGAGCATTCCGCAGTATGGACAAGCCGTCGTCGCCCACAGCCTGTTCGACGCCGATGTGATGTCGTCACAGGCGCAGATCGCGCCGATGCGCGGCTATAACCGGGTGACCATCGCCAACGAGGAAGGCAGTGCGGGCACATCCGCCGACCGCATCGAGTACGTCGCCGATGCCGATGACCCCTATCGCGGCACGGTGCGTGCGTATCTCGCCGCCGACCGCGCCGTGGTGCTGGCCCATACCGGGCATCCATCCACGGTCATCGCGAGCCTCGGCCCAGTCACCCGCACCGAGACCGAGACGGTCGAGTTCATCGAGGGGCAGGCGAACACCAGATACCCGGTGACCGCCATCGTCGATCTCGCCTGGCAGCACACCGGGCTGGGCGAGGTGACCGCCTCGGGCCAGTCCCTCACGGCGGCCACCAGCGGTTACAGCCTGCTTCGGATCACCTACACCACCACGTCGCTCGACTGGCGCGTGGCGCTTCCCATCGACGAGGAAGTGCAGTTCGTGCTGGTCGATACCTGAGGACACATCATGGCCAATGCCACCATTCGCGTTCAATTCGGCAACCCGGACGGCGTCGCCGCCCACCTCTCGGCCGAGGTCGACACCCGGCCCGGTGGACTGAACGGCGGCCGCAGTTCGTTCAATCCGGGCGAAACCGCCTACATCCTCGTCTACAAGTCCGACAACGTCAGCATTACTGACACCATCTGCTCGGCCGGCTCGCTTTCGGCGCAGGGGAGTGTCGTAGTGACGGTGACCGAGGAACTGATGTTCGGGGACTCCGACACGGCGACGCTCGGCAAGCCGGCGCGCTCCGGTCTCTCGCAGTCGGTCTGGTATGGGCGCAGCCTCGGCGGTCTGACGCTTCAGTCCGACAAGGTCACGGTAAAGGCGCAAGCCAAGGGCGTGGCGGTGGCCAAGGTCACCTACGACGCGCTGGCGCTGGTCTATGCCCTGTCGTCGCCGGCCATGCTCAACGGCGAGACGGACTTTTCCATCCTGGCGCTCATTAAGGGAACAGCGTCGTGATCATCGAGGTTTACCGGGGCGACGGTACGCGCGAGGGCTCGCCCATCGTCGAGCCGCTACTTGCCGACGACGCGCTGATCCATCGCGGCGTGGCCGAGATGGATGCCAATGCGCACGCCTTCAACCGGATTGAGATGGCGGTGGTCTTTCGGCCGGGGATTCGTCTCGGGCAGATCGTCGAGGCGACCGACCCGTCCACGGCAAGCCCCTACCGCGCCAAGGTGACCGGTATCCAGATCACGGTGTCGGAGGCGGCCATCGAAACCCAACTCACCCTGGAGCAGCCGCGATGAGCTTTGCGCTGAAGGAACTATCCCGTCTGTTGGTCACGGATACGCCGGTGGTGGGCGCAGTGGTTGGCATCGACGGGGCGGTCGTGCGCGTGGCCACCGAGCGGGGTGCCGTCACCGCCCGCACGCTCGACGTGGTGGTCGTTGGCGACCGGGTGCAGATCAAGAACGGCATCGCCGCCAAGGCGCCGGTAGCCAAGCAGGTGTTTCCCGTCTGACGACTATTGGAGGAGTCGAGCGGGTCATGCCGCCATCGACGCCCTGCCCGATGGGGACGACAAGGGCACGCTGCTGATGCTGGTCGAGGCGCAGGACACCATCGAGCGCGGTGATGTGCATCCGAGGCAGCGCGCGCTGGCCATGCGCCGGCTGGTGGGCGGTGCTCCCACCGTGGCCAGCAGGAAGGTCGAGCGTCCGGAACTGCGCGGCAAGACGCCGTAGCACCAAGGCAACCCAAATCCCACACCCGCGAACCCGCCCACGAGGCGGGTTTCGCATTTCTGGAGGACGAAAACATGGATTCCACCCAAACCGAGCGCCGGAAGATGGTGACCATCCCGCAGGAAGAGTTCGAGGCGATCCTGGAGCGCGCCGCCGAGCGCGGTGCCCGGCACGCCCTCGCCGATGT